CGGACGTGCTCAAGGGATGAGGCGAGCCTTTGATGCGTACCCCACGACTGCCGCTGGCGCGGTGCTCGGGCTCTTGAACGAATCGCCCGTGACCTTTGGCGGCTCGGTCTTCGAATGTTGCTCTGGGAAGCATCACATCACGAACGTCCTGCGCGAAAGCGGCACGTTCGACCGGGTGTGGACGAACGACGTGCAGCCGAGCCTGGAGGCGGATTTCCACGAGGACGCGCGGGACGAGCGCGTCTGGCGTGAGGTATTCCCAGAGGTGGACTGGATCGTGACAAACCCAACCTTCGCGGGGGCGCTGCCCATCGTGAAGCACGCGCGAAAATATGCCCGTGTTGGCATCGCGTTCTACCTGCGAATTTCTTTCTGGGAGCCCACGATCAAGGGCCACGACCCGTCGAAACATCGTGGGCCGTTCCTGCGCGACTTCCCGCCGAACGGCTTCCTGCCGATGTCCCGCATTTCGCACACCGAAGACGGCTCGACCGACTCGGCGACCTGTGCGTGGTTCGTCTGGCACCGGCCGATGCCGGGCGTGCCGGAGCAGTGGCACCGGGTACTGATCCTGGAAGACCCCGAGTCAGAACTGGAGCGGTCGCAGCAATCGTCGCTCTTTGAGTAGAATCCTGCCGGTGCTGCTGAAAATCATCCCCCTGACCGAGGTGCCCCTGTTTGAGGCCGAGTCGCGGGCCTGCGGCACGTGCACGCTGTGCTGTTACCTGATGGGCGTGGGTGGTCTGAACAAGCCGTCAGGGGTGTGGTGCCAGCACGTGCAGTCCGAGGCCGAAGGCAGCGGGTGCGGCATCTACGACGACCCGGTCAAGCCGAAGGAATGCTCGACCTGGAGGTGCGGCTGGCTGAGCGAAGGGTTCATGCCCGGCCACGACGCCACGATGCGCCCGGACCGGATCCATGCGGTCCTGACGCGGGCCACGGACGGTGTGAACTGGCGGCTGATTGAAGACCCGGACCACAAGGGCGTGGGCCGCGCCAAGTTGGCCGAGCAGATCAAGGCCTTCCTCGCCGCCGACCCGGCGCACTACGTGAAGGTCACCTGCGCGGGTGAGAACGACATCTTCGGCAACTGGGCGCAGGCGTTCGACTGGCAGCGCAAGGAGATGGTGGCGAACGCGTTCGGGCTGTGGGCGAAAGGTGCAGGCTTCATGTCGTGAACCTGCCCATCACTCCGGAGAACATCACCGACTGGTTCCCCTCCCCGCACGTCGAGAACCCGCTCGCTGGAGACAGTTGGTGGCAAATTCAGTCCATCGGCCTCCTGATCGCCCTCCAGTACCTCCGACTCCTCCCCGACGACGCCAACCGCCAGCAAGCCTTCATCGAGCTTCGGCGCTCGGTCGATACCGCCCTCCTGAGCCTTCCGGCTCCCCACGACGAGGAAGTGCAGCGCCGCCGCGCGCAGTCGCTCGCGCCCTGGTGCCCGAGCCCGTTCGACGTGGTTGAGGTGATGCTGGACCTCGCCGACCTTCGCCCCGGCGACCGGCTCCTGGACCTGGGCAGTGGCGACGGCCGGATCGTGTTCGCGGCGGCGAAGCGCGACGTCTGGGCGCACGGGATCGAAATCGACGCCCGGTTCGTGGCCGAAGCGACAGAACGGGCCTCTGAGGATCCTCGGTACGAAGCCGCGAGCTTCACGCAGGGCCGGATCGAGGATGCCGACTGGGGCGAGCCGACGGTGATCACCTGCTATCTGGTGAGCACGGCCATGGCGGTCCTGGAGCCGCGCTTTCGCCTCCTGCCACCCGGCACCCGGATCGTCTCGCACGCCTTCCCGATCCCTGGCTGGCATCCACATCGTGTGGTGTCGCACCTCGGCGTCCCCATCTTCTTGTGGATTGTTCCGGCGGCTCCTGCATAATGGTCCCGCTTTGGTGGTGAAATCCTTAGGTGGACGGCCGACCCTTCACGGTGAAGCCGGAGGCGGCGGCACGGGCCGCAAACCGTCCAAGGAATACCGGGCGTGGATCAACGCCAAGGCGCGCTGCTACAACCCCAAGAACGCGAGCTTTGAGCACTACGGAGAGCGCGGCATCGGGATGGCTCCTGCGTGGCGTGACAACTTCGGAGCGTTCCTCGCCGATGTCGGCCGCTGCCCTCCTGGCCTGACGCTTGACCGCATCGACACGGATGGCGACTACGCGCCTGGGAATTGCCGGTGGGCGACTTACAGCGATCAAAACCGCACCCGTCGCCGGACAGCGCTCGTGGTAGCGCAACAACAGGCGGCTCAAGTTCTGGCCGCGAACGCGCGACGAGGTTCCCGTGGCGCTGCGTGATTACTTCGGTCGGTTCTTCTCTCCAGCGACCAACCTCTCCCAGGTAGTGACCGCGCCGATTCGCGGTGTGGCTGCGCAGGAACATGGCGTCAGCGGCACCGAGAACTACGGCGGAATTATAAGACGCGAAGATTACAACCCCGACTTCGACAACTGGGAGAAGGCGGTCGCGCTCTACGACAAGATGCGCCGGTCGGACGCCCAGGTCCGGGCGATGCTCCAGGTCATCAAGCTGCCGCTGCGCGGCGCGTCCTGGCAGGTAAACCCGTCCAGCCAAGACCCGGTCGACAAGCAGATTGCCGAGTTCTGCAACGGGGCGCTCTTCGATGACGACTCGATGGAGGACTCGTGGGACTACGTCCTGCGGCACATCCTCCTGCAACTGGAGTTCGGCGTCTCGGTGCTGGAAAAAGTCTGGAAGGTGGACGAGCAGGGCTTCTACCGCTTCAAGCGGCTGGCCCCCCGTCTGGCGAGGACGCTCAAGGAATGGCACGTCAACCGGGAAGGCAAGCTGGTGGCGCTGGTCCAGTACGCCCCGGTGTCGCAGGCCACGCCGCGTGACCGCGACGGGCGGCAGTCGAACCGCCCGGTGAACTACCAGTACGGCAACTCAGTCAGCTACCAGTACTTGACCATCCCGGCTGACTACTGCGCCCTGTTCACCCTGGAGCGCGAGGGCGACAACTACGAGGGCTACTCGCTCCTGCGCAACGTCTATCGGAACTGGTATTTCAAGGACGAGGCGTATCGGATCATGGGCGTCGGCCTCGACCGCTGGGGTGTCGGTATCCCGGTCGCGTCCCTGGAAGAAGGCCACACCCTCAGCGTGGGCGACAAGGTGCTGCTACGGGACATCTTGCAGTCGGTGCGGGCGAACGAGCGGGCCTACATGGTCACGCCCGAGCACGTGAACTTCCGCATCGAGCCCGCAGGGCAGGGGCAGGGCACGGCGGGCCAGTTCGGCATCAACTGGATCGAGCACAACGACACGCAGATGGCGCGGAACGTCCTCGCGTCGTTCCTGACGACCGGGCAGAACCAGGGCGGCGGCTCGCACCTGGGTGCGTCGTTCGGCTCGCGCCTGACCGACATGTTCATCTCGTCGCTCGACGGAATCGCGGGCGGCATCGCGGCCGACATCAAGACGTACCTGATCAAGCCGCTCTGCGACTTCAACTTCGACATGTCCCGGCGCAAGTACCCGACGGCGGTCTGCATGGACCTCGATCAGGTGGACCTCTCGGCGCTGATCGACGTGATGGCGAAGCTCCAGGGCACGGTGATCACGCCGCAGGACGACGACGAGAACCTGCTGCGCAAGATGTTGGGTCTGCCGCCGCTCGCGCCGACGCGCTCGCGGGAAGCCAAGACGAAGGATGCGGCCAAGGCCGGGGACGCGTCGGCGGTGCCGCAGCCCGGCGACGGCACCAACCCCGGAGACGCGACGAATCCCAACCGCCCCGGTCCCAACGATCCGGACGCGCCAGCGCCGCCCGATCCGGCCGCGCCGCCCGATCCGGCGAACCCCGCTGATCCGGCTCGCCCGGCACAGCCGTACCACGACCCGCAGGATCCGCGCTACGCGCGCGATCCCGATCCCAACGACCCGGACGACCCACGCAATCAGCCTCGGCGCGGGGAGCCGACCTCGCGGCATCCAGGGCCTGCGCCCCCGGTTCGGCCACCGCCGCGATAAGGAAAGATAATACCATTACGTGGTATAATCCACACAGGTGATGTAATGCGAGTGGCTGGAACACGGGTCGATGGTGCGCTCTGGTTAGTGCTGGATGGCGGCATGTCCGTCCTTCTGCGCGGTGACCGGTGTTCGCCCCCTGTGGACCCGCTGGAGGTCGAGCCACTCGGTCCCTGGAACCAGACCAGTGGGATCACGGGGAGCGTGCGCCGGACCCTGACGCGGCAGCTTGATCGGGCGCGCACGGTGCCGCTCTACACGTTGTCGGCGCTGCATCTCGGCGGTGAAGGCAGCGGGGATGTGGACGGCCACCCGTTCCGGGGCAACCAATGGACCAATGGCGGCGGCGGCGGGGAAGCCAGTGGCGGGAAGCAAATTCCATGGCGCTCCCTCACCACGGAAGAAAAGGGCAAGCTCGACGTCTTCATCGGCAAGACCATCTCCAAACTGGCTGGGCCGAATCCGACTGGGCAAAGTGCGAAGGATGTGAAGACGCTCTCGCAGTCGGATGCGGCGTATCCGCGCGCCGACAACGAGTACGCCGATGGGCAGGCGGAGCATTCGTTTCAGCAGTTCACGAAACCCGGCACCAGCTTCGATGACGCGCTGGAGGCGATGGAAACCGGCACGCGCGGTGTCCTCACTCCCGAGCGGCAGGCGCTGCACGACGCCATCGTGCGGTTGCATCTGGCGAGTTCGACGGAGGTGGATGACCCCACCGTGGTGGTGATGGGCGGCGGTCCTGCGTCCGGTAAGAGTTCGATGCCGAAGCACGAGGCGACGAATGCTCTCACCATCGACCCCGATGCGATCCGCACCTTGTTGCCGGACTATGCCGCCCTGACGGGCGGGAGTGAACTCACCGATCCGAATGTGCGGTCGGCCTCGATCTTCACGCACGAAGAAGCGAGCGCGCTGGCTAAGCGGATCGCGACTGAGGCGGGGTCGAAGCACAACATGATCATCGACGGCACGGGCGACAAGTCCGTGGAGTCGATGCTGAAAAAGATCGACGGCTATCGCAAAGATGGGCAGCGCGTGGTGGGTCGGTATGCGACGAACGCGACCGATGAAGCCTTCCGGCGCAGCGAGCTACGGGCGCAGGAGCCGCCGTATCGGGCCGTGCCGGAGCAGACGTTGCGCACGATGCACACCGGGGTGTCTCGGGTGCTGCCCGGTCTGATGAAGCGGGACGTGTTCGACCATGTGGAGTTGTGGGACACCAACGTCCCGTTCGGGTCGCCTGCGCTGCTGGTGATGTCGAAAGCACGCGGCCAGCCGGAAGTGATTCATGACAAAAAACTGTGGAACGACTTCTTGGCGAAGTCTGAGGAGGAAATCGACGTGAAAGAAAGGACGAGGAAGTGAAGTGAAGATCAAGCTGAAAGACATCGACATGGATCGATACAAAGAGTTGTTTAACCGCGTAGTCGGCAAGAAGCCGCCGATGGCGGACGAAACGGAAACTGAGCGACTCCTGCGGGAAGAATTGGAAGACCAAGTGGCCGCGATGCCGCGAGGTCAGGTTCCGTCCTTTCCGTTCGACTAAACGAGGAGATTGGGAATGCGAGTAGCAGGCACTCGTGCAGACGGCGCATTGTGGTTGAGCCTTGACGGCGGGATGTCCGTCATCCTGCGCGGGGACACGTGCTCGCCTCCGATGGATCCCACCGAAGCCGAAGCGATGGGACCGTGGCAGGACGCGCACGGCGTCAGCGGCAGCGACCGGCGCGAACTGGGGCGACGACTGGATCGGGCGGCGACCCGGCCGGTGCAGTCCTTCGCGCTCGACCGCAAGGTCAAGGTCTCGGCGACCCAGGGCAAGAAGAAGATGGCGTTCGAATACACCGTGACCGGCGAGGACGACGTCATCGGCGACAAGCCGACCGACGAACCCGCCGCTGACGATGCGCCGAAGGCGGAACCTGACGACCCCACCGCTGTGCCCGCCGACAAGAAGGCGGCGGTGATCGTGGTGCCGATCACCCCTGAGAAGGACAAGGCCAAGAAGGACGACACGGACGCGGACGTCGAACACCTGTGAGACTGCTGCTGCTCGTCGCGTGTCTGGTCATGACCGGCTGCGGGGAGTGGCCGACGGGTCCAGGGCCGTCGCGGGCGCTGGTGCTGAAACGGGCGCTCGCGGACGAGGCTGTGCGCATTCTTCCCTAAGACCTTCCGCCTGACCGGCGGCGACCAGAGGACGCGGTGCCCGACGCCTACAAGAATTTCGCCTACAGCGCCGTCGCGGTCGCGCCGTCTCCGGCCGACACCGGCCTAACGCTCGCCTGCACACCGGGGCACGCGTCTCGCTTCCCGGCGGTGCCGTTCAACGCCGTCGTCTGCGCGAAGAACGAACTCCCGATTCTCACGAACTCCGAGATTGTCCGCGTCACGGCCATCACGGGGGACGTGTTCACGCTTACGCGCGTGGCGGAAGCGCCGTTCATCCGGCGTTTCATCCAGATCGGCGACCAACTCTACGCGGGCATCACGCAGAAGACGCTCGTGGATCTCCTGGGCGCGCAAGGCCCGCCCGGAGCCACGGGGCCGCAGGGGCCAATCGGGCCAGCGGGGCCGACCGGGTCGGTGGGGCCGCAGGGCAATCCCGGTGCGCCGGGACAGCCGGGCTCGCAGGGGCCGCAGGGCTTCCCTGGTTCGACCGGCGCGACCGGGCCGAAGGGTGACCCTGGTCCCACCGGGGCGACGGGCGCGACCGGGCCGGTGGGGCCGGAAGGGCCAGACGGGCCGCAAGGGGTACCGGGGCCGCTGGGGCCAGTCGGGCCGGAAGGTCCGGAAGGGCCACAGGGAGACGAAGGCCCGCCCGGTGCGGGGATTGTCATCCAGGGCAGTGTGCCGACGTCCGACGATCTGCCACCGACCGGTGCGCCCGGCGATGCCTGGATCGCCGCCGACGACGGCCACATGTGGGTCTGGGACGACACGAACGGCATCTGGGTCGATGCCGGGGTGGTCGTTGGTCCCGTCGGCCCACAGGGCGAACCGGGCGAACCGGGTGAGGCGGGTCCGGCCGGACCCGCTGGTCCCGCAGGGGCGCAAGGGCCGCAAGGACCGACTGGCACGATGCCGACGTCGGCCATCGGGGCCGTGCTCACCTCGCAGGGCGTCGGGATTCCGTCCGTCTTCTCGGCTACGCCGGAACTCCTGGGTCCAGGCGCGCACCTGACGCTGCGGCCGGGTTCCGCCCAGCGCGGCTACACGGTCGGGTACGACAACGCCTCCGGGCGGTTCGTGTTCTCCCGCAGCGATGTGACGACGTCGCTCGGCCTCGGCTTCGCCACGGACACGATCACGTTCGCGCCGAGTGCCAGCGCGGGCGTGCTCTCGTTCTCGGCGCTCGCGGGCGGTCTGGTGTTCAGCCCGGCCGACGGCGGCGGCGGCGCGCGGCCGGTGCAGTTCGGACGC